GCCTCAGTTGCCGTTTCCGGCAAGCCCAACTTCAGGGCAATCTGTTTCTGTTCCATTTGTTTTTGATTATTGTTGTTCAACATTGGCAAGGGACATTCGCTGTCCTTGCCGAGGGTTATCTTCTTGCCGTCCTTCTGCAGCACGATGGCATCGTCATTGGCTCCTATGTCCACCAGGCTGACCTCAAACAGTTTGCTCTTGGTGACGGTGGGGCTGGTCTGCCCCTGCACAAGCAGTTCGGGGTCCTCACTTGTCTCCAGAATGTCAAGCCCTGCGCTCACCATCTTCAGACTGCCGAACTCATACTGCTTCTTACAGCGTGTGGATAGTTCGGATGCTTCGTCAAACATCAATTCGCCGGTCACTTCACCATCCTCCACCTTCAGGTCTTTCACATAGCCTATCACATTACCACGCTCGTGCATATACAGCAGGACGGGGTTGCGCTGATACTGCTCCACGTTCATGCCAGCTGTCAGCACTCTTGTGCCGTAGCTGTTCAGGCTATCGTTGGTTATTCTTACGCGTTTTCCTTTACTCATATCATTGTCGTTTTCTGGGCTGCATTGCCCGATTCGCAGTGCAATATTACGAGGTAATTGTCTGTCCGCCAAAAAAGTGTGCAATGGTTGCACACTTCTATGAAACCATTGCACACTTTTTTGGAGAGCCACCGAAATCGTGGCACTTTTGCATAAGGAATCGGGGCGTGGTATGCCCTGATGTGAACAAAAACCTTATCAATATGACAAAGGCAGATATTGAAAAAAAGAAATCGCTGGCACGCACGCTCTATCTTTCGGGCATGGAGCAGCAAGAGATTGCTGAGAAGGTGGACGTATCGCGCGTCACCATATCCAAATGGTGCTCAGCCGAGGGGTGGAAAGAGGCTCGTGCCGCCAAGAACATCACACGCCCTGAACTGGTGAACAAACTGTTGCTCACCATCGACACACTCATTACACAAGTGAATGGTTCTGACGACCCTGCACTCATTGCAGGACTTGGCGACAAGCTGGCTAAACTTTCGTCGGTCATTGAGAAACTCGACAAGAAGGCTAATGTGGTGGATGCCATCGAAGTATTCATGGCGTTCTCCAAGTGGCTGGAGTACCGCTCGCAGACAGACCCAGAGGTGACTCCCGAACTGATGCGTGTAATAAACAAGTACCAGGACATGTACATCACAGAACAGATGGGCATAAAATAGTGGAGGCAGCCTATGGCAACAGCAGCGGAAAAGAAAAAGGCATACGAGGAGTGGAAAGAGCGATGCCGGCAAGTGCAAGCCATTACGGACACGTCACTTCTGAAAAGCGAAACGCCAGTAGAAAGGGACATGCGTATCAAACGCTTGCTCAACAACTACGCAGCGTTCTGCGAGTATTACTTTCCACACTTCCTGCAATTGCGTGACAAGACGACCGGTGAGGTCATACGCACCATTCACAACGCTCCGTTCCACAACGAAGCTGCACGCAAGGTCCGAAACACGCCCGACTTGAAGGCTGTATTCATGTGGCCACGCGGTCACGCCAAATCGACCCACCTTGATGTATTCACGCCGCTCTGGTTGATGTTCCAACCGAAGCGGCTTATCAACTTTATGGTGGTTGTCGGAAAGTCGGAGGACAATGCCGACCGACTGCTTGGAGATATTCAAGCGGAACTGGAATACAACCAGCGTCTCATTGCCGACTTCGGACAGCAGAAGAACGACGGCGGATGGCAGGAGGGCGAGTTCAAGACAAAGAGCGGTGTGAAGTTCCTTGCCTGCGGTCGTGGACAGTCGCCTCGTGGTCTGCGTGACCGTGAATCTCGTCCTGACTACATCGTCATCGATGACCTTGACGACGATCAGCTTTGCAAGAATGATAAACTCGTACACGACCTCACCGACTGGGTGAAGGAAGCTCTCTTTGGTGCGCTTGATGTGGGTCGTGGACGCTTCATTATGGTGGGCAACCTCATCAGCAAGAACTCTGTGCTCTACAATCTCTCACGTACAAAGGGAGTGTTCCTTTCTAAAATCGTAGCGGTCGATCGTAACGGAGAACCGGTATGGAAAGAGAAATGGACCAAAGAGGAGGCGCAGGCTTACCGCGACTTCGTGGGCTATCGTGCCTGGGAGAAGGAGATGATGCACAACCCTATCGTGGATGGTACGATCTTCCGTGCGGATTGGATTCGATACAAGCGTTTGCCAAAGCTCGAAAAGTACGACATGATTGTGTGCTATACCGACCCGTCGTTCAAATCGACAACCTCCAACGACTACAAGGCGAGCCGCGTTTGGGGAAAGATTGGCTCGGAACTGCATCTCATAGACAGTTTCGTGCGCCAGGCGACAGTCAGCGAGATGGTTCGATGGCTATACGACCTCTACGAGCGTACACGCGACACGGTGGCTATTCAGTTCTTCATGGAAGCGAACTTCATGCAGGATGTGATTTTGGACGAGTTTGCCGTGGAAGGTGAGCTGCGTGGCTACCAGCTGCCCATCATGCCAGACAAGCGAAAGAAGCCAGACAAAATCCAGCGTATCGAGGCGGTCAGTCCTCTTTGGGAACGTGGCTTTGTCTGGTACAACGAGCGCAAGAAGGAAGACCCCGATATGCAGGTGGGCATAGAACAGACGTTGGCGTTGGAGCGTGGCAGCCGTGTGCATGACGATGCGCCTGACGCTGATGAAGGCGCTATATGGATACTCCAGCGCAATACAAGACAGGAAAGTTTCAAACCGGTGTTCGGCAAAAGACCGACCGCCAAAAACATTTGGTAACAATGATACAAGTAATAAAGGACATTATCTGGGGATGGCAGTGCAAGCGTGCCATCAAGAAAGCCAACAAGCTCTCAAAGCTGCTTGGCATGAAGTATTATGTGATTTACATGAACGGCTCGCTGAAGGTCGTGCCGAAACGCACCATCCGCGAACTGGTTGCGAAGCACCGCTTCCGTAAGGGTGTGAAGGTTGCCGACATCGAGCGTCGTGCCATTTATGTGACGCATTAGAAAGGAGGCTGATTATGTTTATCACGGAAGAGGACTACAGAGTGGTCATAGGCGAAAATGCGCTGAAGGTCGTGTCGCAGGCATCGCAGGAGATACGCGACAATGCGGAACTGGAGGCTTGCGAGGAGATTGCCGGCTACCTCAGACCAAAATACGACACGGAAGCGGTGTTCTCGGCAGAAGGCGAAAACCGCAACCGTTTGGTGGTAATGTATGCCGCCGACATTGCGCTCTATCACATGATTGCCGCTATGCCCCAAAAGATGGGCAGCGAAATACGCAAGGAGCGCTACGAGCGTGCCATAAAGTGGCTGGAAGGCGTGCAAGCCGGGAAAATCATCCCCGACCTGCCGCTCGCCACCAACGAGGACGGCACACCGACTGGCGATTTGCTCATATTCGGCTCACAGCAACAATTACGACATAACTGGTAACGCTATGGATATAAAGAATTTTTTCAGCGGTATGTTCGGTGGCGGTCAGAACGTGCTGCGCACACCATACGGCGACCTGCATCTTGCCAAGTCGTCGGACCGCAAGCGTGTGAAGAAGATGGTCATCGAACTGGAGCGCACCACCGACGCGCTCACGCGCAGGGACATCGCCGACTGGCGACAGGCTTGGCAGATGGCCATCAATGTGGGCAGCCCGAACCGCCAACGCCTTTACGACATTTACCGCGATGTGGAGATTGACCTTCACCTATCGGGCTGTGTGCGCCAGCGTGTGGGGTTCGTCATGGCGAAGTCTTTCAAGCTGGTGGATGCAAAGGGCAACGAGGATGAGGAGGCGCACCACTATTTCGACCAGTCGTGGTTCAAGCAGCTGCTCGAATATGCGCTTGCAGCCAACAACTGGGGGCACTCGCTCATCGAACTGGGCGACCTCACCACCGACGGCGACGGGTGCGTGTGCTATACGGACGTGAAACTCATTCCACGAAAGCATGTCATTCCGGAATACGGGCGTGTCATTCAGCAGCTCGGGCAGGACTGGACCTCGGGCATAGACTACCGCTCGGCTCCGTTTACGGACTGGCTCATCGAAGCTGGGCGGCCTGACGACCTCGGACTGTATCTGAAGGCTGCCACGCAGACCATACCGAAGAAGAATATGCTGGCGTTCTGGGATTCATTCGGTGAGATATTCGGTATGCCGATGCGCATCGCACGCACCACCTCACGCGACCCCAAGGAGATGGGACGGCTGGAGCAGATGCTGAAAGGCGCAGGGGCAAGCCAATACATGGTGGCAGGGCAGGACACGGAGATTGAGTTCGTGGAGAGTGGCAAGGGCGATGCCTTCAATGTCTATGACAAACGCATCGACCGGGCGAACTCGGAAATCTCGAAACTCATCATCGGGCAGACCATGACCATTGAGGACGGAAGCAGCCTCTCGCAGTCGGAAACGCACTTGGAGGTGTTCGAGAACTTGGTGGAGAGCGACTGCACCATGCTGCGCGACATCGTGAACAACCAGCTTATCCCGCGCATGGTGAAGCACGGTTTCCCTGTCAAGGGTCTGCGCTTTGAGTGGGACGATGCGGTGGACTACACTCCGGAGCAGCAGGTGGCATACGAGACGATGATTGCCGACCGCTACGAGGTGGACCCGACATATTTTGCCGAGAAGTACAGTATGCCTGTGGGTGAAAGGCGCAACGCCACACCCATGCTACCCGGTGATGGGGACGATGATGATGAGGGTAACAACGAGCCTGACGACAAGAAGAAACAGCAGCAAAACGTACACGGCAGTTTTTTCGATTAAGCCCCAGTGATTACCTGGGGCTGCACCAACGCTACGCCCTGCTGTTAGGCGATGAGCCACAGACTTTATCGCTGTCAAAGGAGCGTGAGGAGGAGATACGCAAGCAACTCTCGGAACTGTTCGACGGTATGATGCACACGCTCTACTCATTGGAGGGTTCGCAGTTCCGCATCGAGGTGCTGGCAGAGCCGAAAATCCAGAAGTTCATCGATGCCCATGCCGGTGTGCTGGACTCCACTTTCAAAAAGGTGGAGATGTCCGATGCCATGCGCAAAC